ATATATATTTAAAACCAATCAACATTTAAATGATCTTCTATTATCTTTTTACTATTTTTTAATATTGTATCATACAACTCTTCCGGTATCCCAATATTCATAAATTTCGATAACTCTTCTTCATTCGAAACAACTATACAATTAACCCCTGAAACGAAAAGAGATCCTTTATTGGTCCATTCTTCATGAAGAACCAATACACAATCCCGATAAATTGCCTCTAAGAATGTATATTGAGTTCCCCCTCCATCTCCCTTTATGATTGACATATCTACCATATATTTCGCATCTTTTAGAATACTTTTATCTTCATATGTTGGTTCTATATTCTTAGGAAATTTACCCTTCCAGTATTCCTGAACATTGAGATCTTTTAACTTATGATGAACATAAATTCTATTTTCAGCACCGAATAAATAAATATGATTTTTTTTATCTTCAATAAGTGCGTTCGCTTTTAAAATTATGTCTGTATTTTTATCGAAATCTATCCTAGAAATACAGACAGCATTATATCCTAATCCTTTCTTAGTACTCTTAGGATAATTATAAAAAGGATGTCTTAAATATTTAGAATCTATCTGAAATGTTTCGGATAAATAATTCTGAACTGATTCTCTTATTGTAATTACTCTGAAAGTTGGTAGAATCGGGTTTAAGCCGTCTATTAAAGGATTTCCCGATTTAGAAGATTTACATTCAGTTGGATCGTGAATAACTATTTCTGTATCTTTAGGGAATAAATGTAAAAATGACCAATAATGTTTATCTACCGCTGTAATGAGAATATTATCTAAGGCCAAGACATCTGCTAAACATGAATTCTGATATTGACAATCGTATCCGTAATCTCTTTTATTTTTTTCTGTTTTTTTAGTAATCTTGTAAATAGGCCACTCATATTTTTTAGAAAGATGAGCGGTGAATGTTACCCAACCTCCGTAGATAGGTTTCGCAAGATACAATAAATTTTTAGATTTTTTATCTTCTTCATAATTCGTAATAAGATCCATTTTATAATTGTAAAGATTTAAAATTTTAAATAGAAACTAATATAAATGGATTCATTAATTTCCTATCAAGAAAATCTTATGACACTTAATAGATTCATAAATGAGCCTTTTATTTGTAAATATATTCTTAAAATAAAAGATGAAGAAGAAAAAAAAGATTCACAACAATATCATCAAGAATTATGGTCATTATTAATGGGTCTTTATTATAATTGTAAAGAATTACCTCGTTATTCTTATGTATTAGACTCCAAACATTTCATTTATAATAAAGATAAAAACCCTGAGTTTTATTTTTTCACAGGTATATCTTTTCAGAGTAGAGATCTATTATTGGATACAATAAAAAATGATTTATTAGATTGGATTCCCCAGGTTACTCATTTATTTGAAGAAGATAGAAAAGAAAAAGATTTGGAATTCGGGAAATTATCTCAATTAATAATGGATGAAATGAATAAACTAGAAAAGAAAAAATTAAATTTTTATATGACATCGGATCCTATGGGAATAAAAACTATCCATTTTTCTTAAGAAAAGGGGTGTATATCTGTTATATATTCTAATTTATCGAGTAAATTTTTCTGTAAGCCGATTAGAGCAATAGATGAAATAAAATTAACTGTATTTTCTGTTGCTGATTTAATTTTAATATTTAATTTAGTTTCAATGGTATTTTTAAGGAAACTATGTAAATAATACCATAATACAGATACAATGACTAATTGAATTACTATTTCTAAGAATATCTGTAATTTATTTTCTTTTTTATCTAAATCTTCTTCTAAGGAACTGAATAAATTATCCATTATCGGTGATATTATAATAAGAATACTAATATACACAACAGTAAAAACGAATATTTTAAAAATAATTAGGTCTTTAATATTCATTTATATTATTTTATATATTATTTTATATATTATATGGGCAAGTCTAAAAAGAAAAATACCAAGAAAAGAACCAATAAACAGAAAAGATCAATTAAAAATAGATATGAAGCGAAGAAATATATAGAGATAATGAACTTAGCATATAAAATTCTAACTTCATCGTATCATGATGTATTTAATAAAGATGATTATTTATTATTATCTTATCTAAAACAGGGTATTAAAAAAGGCTGGAAGATATTAAAAGACAAAAATATAATAAAAGAAGTTAAATGTAATAGTTTATGTATGACAATGAGTATTTTAAATAGTACATTGGGAGAAAGAAATAGATTAAATAAATTAAATATAGTACAGAAATTATATTTATTTTTTATTTCTTATTTGATAGATGATTCAAATTTACTACCTAAACAAGTTTCTCTTAAACATGCAATAAGAAAAATAGATATGAGAATTCAATCAGAAAAAAATAAATTATTAAAATATCAACTTAAAAATGATAATAGAAATATTAAAAAATGTAATAAATATATTGAAAAACAAGAGGATTCTAAAAAACAATTAATTGAAAGCAATGGATTAAATAAGGATGGAATCGGTTCAGTATTTAAATTAGATGTATGTAGTTCGGTTGATTGTCAATATTTACAAGAATACAAGATGGAAAAGGGTCAGAAATGGTCCGAAACTTATAGTAAGTTCTGTTTAAATATAACAGAGATCTTTAAGGGAATTGTATGGTTAAATATGTATATGATTTTTAATAAAACAACTAAAATTAAAGATTTATCTCCTTCTATGGAAAAAATAGAAACTAATTTAGATATAAGAGGCTTATTAAAACCCGTTGATATAATTTTAATACCAGATTCTTATATTTATGAAAGTGATTTATTTTATGATGATAATACGTTAGATCAAGCAAGGAAAAGGATAGTAAATGATCCCAACCCTTATCAGCCCCTTAATAAAAAATACTGGGTTTATACTAATTTTAACAGAGAGAAAGGTACAATTGATAAAAGAAGGATTAATATGTTAGAAAATAAACATTATGTCGCTGCTTTTATGTCTCTTCCAACTGAGTGCGATTGGAAATCCCCTAAAGAATTAAAAGAGAAGCAGATGTATAAAAATTTCCAAAATTTTCTACAGGGCAAGGGTCCCTTACCTAAATTAAAAGAAATATCAAAGAGAGTTAGGAGGATAGGCGACGAAGACAGATTTGATTTACAAGAAAATATTGAAAACTCTATAACATTACATTGGATATATATTCATAAAAATAGATTAGATGATTTTATAATAGAATATGTTTAATTACATCTGAAACATTTCTTTATCTTTTTCCACACTTAAATCGGTTACATATATTCTTTTCATAAGACCCCCCTTCTGATTACCCCCTTTCTCTTCTTTCTCTTCTTTCTCTTCTTTCTCTTCTTTCTCTTTTTTACCTTCTTTCTCTTCTTTCTCTTCTTTCTCTTTTTTACCTTCTTTCTCTTCTTTCTCTTCTTCTTTCTCTTTTTTACCTTCACCACTTAATCTTTCAATAGGTTCATCTGTAAAACTAAAATCCATTATTTCCTCTTTTATTTGATCTTGTTCTTCCGGAAGATCAACTAAATTTTCTATCTGTTCTTCTTTCGTCATTTTTTTAATATCAATTTTCTTAGATTCAATTTTATGTTTTTTCTCTTTCTTTTTTTCTTTTTTAATCAATGCGTGTATTTCATCATAATGTGCTTTCGGGTCAGGTAATACAATTTCGGTTTCTTGATAAGTAATTGTCCCATATTCTTTTCTTATTCTCTTGTGCTTACACATTCTTATACCAATTCTTTCATCAATCATTATTATAGATAATAAAATAATTTAATAATTAATAAATTTCCATATTAACTTGAGTATCGGTATTATTCGGGGAAGATATACAGCCTATATTATAGATGTATTCATTATTTTCCCCAGAATTAATTATTGTCGGATCACTTACGAATGGTATATTTGAATAAGTATTATCTGATCCGAATTCGTAATTTCTACATTTAATTAATATTTTATCTAAAAGTTCATCCTTCGTAGGTTGAGAGTTTCCAATATATCTAATACTGTGATAATTTATATCTGTAGGGCAATTCGGTGAACCAGACATATCAAGTGTAGATGGACCCGATGACGGAAAACCCATATTATTAACATGAGGTGTGGATAAAGAATCTATATTTTTATCATAAATTTCTAAATCATAAATATTACTACAAGGATTTATAGGTACACACATATTATATTCATTAGTTGATGGAGGATTAATAGAAACATCGGTATTTCCATTTTTCGTTGAGTTCCAATTTTCATCATAATTCTGATCCTTATACCAATTTTTATGAGGTACATATCCCACTGTTAATCTATCTTCGAGCCAATATTTACCCTTATAATATTCAGATGTATTAAACTTTTCATTATAAACAAATGGAGCTATAAATGCTCCGCATAATTGATTACTTTCAGAATCACATATATCAATTATATTTTTGTTTTCAAAATCTATTGATTTATCTAAATCTGAATTGTAATTATTAATAGATTTAACATCTAGTATTCCATCACATATTTTTTCATACTCTAAAAATTTCCTTGTATCCGAATCATCGGGACTACTAAGGAAATAATTATGATTTATATTACATTTCGTTTCCATTGAGGGAATACATTGATTAATATTCTGTTTTTTCGTTGGATTTATTCTTATTCTACCCTGATTTTCATACGTTTCGGGTATATATGGTTTATCAGTTAAAGATGTATCATTATAATCTTCGAAAATTTTATCTATAAAATATGAATTTTTACCATTTATATCGCAACCAACGAAAGATGTTTTTCTAGAAAAAGGTATTGGATCACAACATATATCTGATAATTTATCTTTATTAATTTCTTCAGATATATTACTTGGTTTATTCTGTATCCACGCTGGTCTATAAAATTTATTATAAGAAGTTGGTATAGGAGAAGATCCATTATAATCTTGTGAAACTATACAGAAATTGTCATAAACAGTCTGTATATATTTGGTTTTTTCTAAATCATTGCATTCAATATTATCGCAATATAAATTATTTCTATTTTCATGACCTAATTCTTTCGCTATAACATCATTTATTGTTGTTTCCTTGGAACTTATTTTTAAATCTTTAATTTCAATACTATTATTCGTAATATATTTACTTAATTGACCGTCACTTGTTTTTTCTTTTAATGGAACGAAATCATAAGGATCTAAATAATTTTCATAACCAGTAGCACCACTATCATATTCCGAAAAGAAGGGATATCTACTATCCAATTTAAATCTTGTACCTGCTAAAGTATTATCCGATAAAGGTATTGGTTTTATTATGTCATTTTCTAAGAATGTTTCATAATCTACATGAGATGAATCATTGTATCTACTATTGGCTATTTCTTTATTTTTAGGACCACATTGAATTGAACCCGATCTCATTGTTCTAAAATCTGGATTTGAATTATAATCATCGTGATATTTTTCATTGTAGAATTGTTTTGCTCTAAATTCGGGTTTATCTATAAGATAACAATTACCCGTATTCGCATCAATTCTAGTATCATTATGACCAGCATATTGATTTTTTGATGGACCACCATCTTTCGATGGACCCGGTTTTAATATACTATCAATATTCCACCTGGGACAATCTCCACTATTTACAATATTAGGACAACAATAATTAGATGTGAAAGTTGTTTTCCTGTTGGATATATATTTATCTGTATCATCGTGCTCTCTATTACCGGATCTAAAATAAATTGAATCTCCTGCCATTTCTTGACCATCGATGCATACGTTTGATGTTTCAAATCTATCAATTCTCGGTCTAGTACCGCTTCTATTTTCATCTACGCTATTAATCGGAGTTCTTACTCTATCAAGTTCATCTAAATCTGCTTCATTCGGTTTATATTTTTTATCTATCCCCCTCCATGTAGTAGATGTTCCTTCTATGCCACCATTCCCACTACCGGTCTCGCTCCAGTCGCCAACACCTGCACCTGTATAATCTTCATGATCACCCTTGTTTCTTATTACAATATCTAAATCTATAGGTGATATTGGAGGCATTAAATCATCATCATCGGCCCACGCCCGGGAAGCGTAATCTTTACTCCCCTGCCATTTTCTAGAAAACCATGCATCATTATTATAACTACACGACCACCAATTAGTGCAACTAAATTCATCTTTTACATCTGAATCATCATCTTTCGCCCATTCTAAAGGCATCCAATTCCATGTGAATGTATCGTTTATTTCGGCCCTTTCAAAATTTGAAACTAAATCAGTAGGGGAGATCCAATAATCTTCTGTGAAATCTGCACTATTCGGCATTTTATAAATTCCACCTTTCGTACACATAGAAGGATCATTGCTAAAATAACTGTTATTATCATCATAATATGTTACAACTCCCGATTGATCGGGTACAAATAATTCCTCTGAATCACTTGTAACAGTTAATTCGCGAAAACAATAACCACCCGGCAGAGGTCTATCGGCATATGTTGGACCCATTCTACCCTGCGGATCGGGAGAAGAACAGATAAGAGAAGTTAATTTATGAACAACAGCCGGATCTCTTGCGGCGTCTACTGCATAAGATTTATATTGATTAGCAACATTAATAGTTTTTACTTGTTGATATGATTGATTATATTGTTCATTACTTTCAAAATCCCTCATACCATCTATCTGTTTACAACGATTACATTCTATTTCACCATTTTCTTGGGTAGAATATCCATTAACGCAATTCTGTTTATTATTATCTTGCATATACAATCCAATACATCCAGCATTATCTGAAAAATGATGTATTGCTAAATCTGGCGCAGCGAATTCGATCATTGCTACAACAAAAACAACTTGTAATAGTAGCATTATAGCCACAATGACTTGACCAATAACAGGTATCCAACTCGTTGGAAGAACAGCATCCGCCGTAAGATAATCTCCTAATAAATCAGCACCCGTAGTAAACATGGGATTATCAACTGTTGAACCCTCCAAAGACGCTTCAAGTGCTGTATCATCTAAACCTGAATCCGCAGCTACTTGTGCCAGAGTTCCCCCGACAGTAACATTCGCGGCGACCGCATCACCCGCCGCCTCACCCGCCGCCTCACCCGCCGCATCACCCGCCGCATCACCCGCCGCATCGGCGGCGGCGGCACCAGTCCCTACAGCGGAAGCAGTCTTTAATCCTGTTGCTAGACCTAATCTACCCACGACACTACGCCCAATAGAAAATAATGTACTAAATACGGGAGCTCTGAAAAATCCAGCAGCCGTTAAATATCTCATAGTCATTTGTTCTAGAGTTTCTTTAGCAAGATCTTCCTCAGTCATTTCTAAAAAAGCTTTTGGGACTGTTTTTTTTAAAAGAGATTTAACTGCTGTTTGGGCGGTTGTATCCCCTAAATTTTGTATGGTTGAACGGAATATAAGTCTATACACTCCTTGTCTTACTAATAAACTTATTATTCTTATACCCACAAGTGCAGCATAAAGTTCGGCATATTTCTTATATAAATTCTTCGTCAGTAATGATGTACATTTAGAACGTGATAAATTATCCATATAATATAATTTATTTTATTTTTTTATATTTTTATATGTATTATATTATTTATGTCTGGACTTTTTGATTTTTATAAAGGCGCAAAAGCAGCAGAAGATGTTAACGATTTTGAAAAACTAGGTATGGCAGCCAGAGTATTAAAAACCGCTTCAGAAAGTTTTAAGAGTAGTTATAGTATTGCGGCTGATGGACGAATGATATCCGAGGGTGCTGAAAGACTATCAGAAACTGCTCAGCAAGAGAGTGCATTTACATTTACCAGCGGACTCAGTGAAGGTACTAATAAATTTACTACAATTTTTGCAGGTACACCAATAGTTGAAGGTTTAGACGATACAGCAGAATTAGCTAATATGAATAATAATGTGGAATATTTATTAAGAGCTACCAATGTGAGCTTAAAGACTGATAAAGATATGAAAGCTTTTCTTTCGGTATGTAATAAACTAAAACCCCTATTGAAAAATATAACTCCGGAAGAATTACAAGGTATATTAAATGAAGTTAAACCTGATATTAATTATATTCTTCATCCAGAAAATCCGGATAAATTGGCAGAATTAATAGGGGGCGCTGAATCACCAGCTGATGCCGGTACATTTTTAAAAATATATAGAGGGGGGGGAGACTTAAAGAAATATACCAGCATTAGGGGACTATTAAATGATGCATCTAAGTTAGGAAGAGAACCACCAAATACTATGGAAAAATTAAAAATTGCGGCCTCAGGTGACCCGCCATTTGGGAGTATCTTTAAAGTCGAGATGTTTAGTGGAAAGGAACCGGGAGAAATATTAGATCAATTAGTTAAATTGGATGATGGTAAAGCATTTTTAAAGGATTTAGAATCAAGGAGACTCATTCCCGCGCGATTTAGTAAAATTGCACCCGAAGGGAATAATTTCGGTAAAAAATTTTTAAATTTTGTCTTCTATTCAACGAAAGAGGTTGATACTGAAAAAAATCTATTAGAATTAGCACAAGACGTTGGTGGAGATAAATTTGAAGATTTAGAAAAAGCAACAGAAGCACTAAGAATATTGAAAAGCGGAAAAATGTCGAAATTTAATAAGTTATTTTTTTTAGCGTTGACGGTGGGAGTGGGATCGTCTGGATTATATGAATATTTAAAACCTCCACGCGATCCAGAGGGTAAACCCAGCACCGAAATAAAGCTCCCACACACCAAGGAGGATCCGCTTCCATCTTGTAATAATAAAGATAGAACATTGGGAGATATGAATGCACCTGATTGGGGTTTGGAATGTGCTACGGATATATTATCGGAAGGTGATAAAAAACAGTGCGACAGTTCGCCCAGTCCATATTATATTGATAATCCATTAAAAAAATATCCGAATTCCGGTGACGATTGCGATAGTTGTGTTAGTGAATTCTTTGTAGCTCCGAATTTTTTATCCAAGCACATGCCTTTAACCGACTCGGCCGAAGATTACGAAAGCATGGTGGATAGTTGCCAAAATATAATCGATAAAAAAGATAAAATAGATGATAATTTAATTGAAGATCTTGCAATACTAGTTCTTTTATTAGTAGTTACATTCGCGGGTCAATACTTCATTCAACGCCATGTAAAAAATGAGTTTATTTATTGGTCCTCATTTATAATAATATTTACCATTCAGGTATTTTTTATTTTCCCATTAATAATAAAATACATTGTTTCTATATCCGGCGATGGAAAAGAATATACCGATCAACTAAAAGCAACTTTCCCTGATGGATTACCCAGTGGGGTTTTAACCGATGGAAATATAGCGGGAATCTTGGGGGCGATGACTTATATAGGGGAAGGAGACACCAGTACTATCAGATTTTTATCTTTTATTGTATTAATGTTTATTTCAGTAGGAATTGCTATGTCAAGCAAACCCAAAGACGAGGAGAGTAAATGGGTGGTGCACGACATGGACGGTACGATGCGTGCAGTGCCTGCTACACCCGGACAAGGAGGGGGGGAGAGGAGACAGAAGGGTGCAGGAAAAAAAAATATATTACCTAAAAATATATTACCTAAAACTCTGAATAAATTTAATAAATGGTTAATAATTTTTTTACTTGTTTTAGCGATATTAATTAATTATTTTTATAATAGTAATCGTTCAACAATGGATAAAAAAAATTATATACAAGAAATGAAAAAGAAAAGATCTAGAAAGGAAAATATTCAAGTGAAAGAAGAAAATAAAAATTTATCATATGAACCTAGTATTGTTTTCGGTGGTCAATTTATTTAATCTAAAAGTTTTAGAAGATCTTCTAAATTATATATTTCACTCTGAGGAATTTTAATATTCTTATTATTGTATTTCATATACTTCCCATAAGGACCTATGTGAATCATTACATCTTTTTTCTTATATTTACCCATATTCATCGGATAATCAATTAAATCTTTAAGATCTTCTATTTTCAATGAATTTTTATCTTTCTTTTTTAAGATATATTTAAGATTTATATTTTTATTATCATAATTTAAATAAGGACCATATTTACCATCCTTAATAACGACTTCTTTTCCTAAATATTCACCCAATTGAATATCTGTGTTATTATCTTTACATTTTCTAACAGGTTTCACACTCATCTGTATTTTCACATCTCTGTAAAATGAATTGTATACTTTTCTCACCACATCTTGCCATAAAAGATCTCCTTCAGCTATTTTATCTAAATCATTTTCAACTAAAGAAGTAAATTCTACATTAATTATATTAGAGAAATGTTTCAATAAATATTCCAAGACTTCTTTTCCTAAATCTGTTAATAGAATTCTATTTTTCTGAGAAGAAACTTTTTTAATTTCTTCTTCTTCTGTAATATTGTCTCTTTTATCTAATTTAACTACGTCTATTCTTTTTTCTTTTTCAGGAATATTAGTTAAAATTGTATAATTCCGATTGTAAAGAGTCGAAATAATTGAAGCATAGGTAGAAGGTCTTCCAATCCCTGATGTTTCTAATTTTTTAACAATTGTTGATTCATTATAATATTGTGGAGGAGAAGATTCTATATCTTTACAGATACTTTCTTCTAAGATAAATAGGGTATCTTTCGGTATTTTTATTTCATCTTCCACTTTAATATCTGGATTAGAGTAAATTAAGAATCCCGGATATTTAAGTGATTTATATTTCCCCCTAAATACACCTATTTTTTCTAAATTCTTGTTTGAAAGATCTATTCTTAAAACATTATATAATGCTGGTTTCATATGAGAAATAATAGTTCTTTTCTTTATTAAATTGTATAATTTTCTTTCTTTATCTTGCCATTTATCACTTAATTCGTGATTAATATCCGTTGGTCGAATACATTCGTGAGCTTCCTGTGCTCCTTTTACTTTTTTAGCTTTTACATTATATTTCTGATAATAATCCTTAGAATAATCATTAATAATTTTTTCTTTAATAGTTCCCTGAAAATCAGATGAAATAAATGTAGAATCTGTTCTCATATATGTAATTTTACCATTTTCAAATAATTTCTGCGCTGTATCCATTGTCATTTTAACAGGGAACCCTAATTCATTCTGGGCACTCTGCTGTAAGGAAGAAGTAATGAAAGGAATACCTGGATATTTTTTTTCTTCACTGATATTAGATTCTATAATTTTATATTTTCTATCTTTTTTAAGAATTTTCATTATATCTATGGGATCTACTTCATCAATTTCGAATAATAATTCGCATTCAGTATTTTCTTTATTAAAGTTAAAAGATCCTCTAAAATCATAACTATATTCTGATTCATATTCTTCAATATTCCTTTCATGTTCTTTTAAAATAGAAAGTAATGTGCTCTGAACTCTACCAGCTGAAAGACCTTGTTTTTTCGTATTTATATTTCTCCATAAACAAGGAGATAAAGAAAATCCAACTAAACGATCTATGATTCTTCTACCCTGTTGAGCATTTACAGAATTCATATTAATAGAATGAACATTCAGAATAGATCTTTTAATTGCTTTTTCGGAAACTTCCCGAAAAACTATACGATTTTTATCAGTTGTTTTTAATTTCATAACTTTCGAACAATGCCATGCTATCGCGTCACCCTCTCTGTCATCGTCAGCAGCAAGTAAAATATTATTATTTTTAGAATAATCCCGTAAGCTTTTGATAATTTTTTGTTTTCCATCAATGGGTTGATAGTTCGGTTTAAAATTGTTTTCGATATCGATAGAAAGCGATTTTTTAGAAAGATCATATATGTGTCCGAATGAAGATGTAATGATAGTTCCATCTTTAAAATATTTCTGTATTTTTTTAGCTTTCGCAGGAGATTCTACGACAATAATTGATTTCATACTTTAATGGTTTAAAAGTTATTAAATCAAATTTATTATTATATTAATATTAATATTATGAATAGAATTAAAGAATATTCTACAGAAAAAAATACAGAAAGATTAAAAAATTTTTTTTATGCTATATCATTCGTAGTATCTTTGGTGGGGGTAATGTTACTAATAAAAAACTATATGGATGTAGACGATCCAGATGGTTCTCTCCGATATAAAGTTGGTGAAAATAAATATTTACCTTATGATAGTAGATTCGACAAGGGAAATTCTGGAACATTTGATTTTTTAACTCATAATAGTGAATGCTCAACGAAAGAATGTAAGAGGAATTATTCTAGTCTTAAATCAAAAGTAGAAAGATGCAATCGGAGATCTTGTATAGAATGTAATCCAGAAGATTTTGAATTAGAGAATGGGGCTTGCGTTGACAGAATTAATCATAATACATGTATAGGTTGTTTAGATAATGATCATTATCTGAAATGCAATAAACAATATCAACTTGAAACCGATGCAGACGGAAATCCGACGTGTGAAAGTATAGTTAGATTGGCGGAGGAAAATTCAGATGAAGAAATGTGTAATACAACATCTATTAATCATTTCATTAATAAAAATAATAATTTATTTTCAACTAATAACGAACCATTTTATATTCTAAATGGAGAAAATTCTAATATTTTAGATTTATATAAGACTAATATAAATTTCCCTATAGAAATTAATAAAAAAACTAAATTAAATATAGACGAAAAAACAACTATATCTCACACTAATTATTATGACAATGAATTTTATGAAATTAATAAAAATGAACTATTTAATGTTGATTGTAATTCAGGAATAATAGAAAGTCAATTATTAAGTTCTCCAAGACAATGGAATTATTATTGTAAAATAGGTGATTTAAATGATTTTAAATACAGAGATAGTGATAAACCTATTTATATGAATTTGAAATTAGATGACTCGGAATATAAAGAATATTTATATTCCCATAATATAGAACCCAAGTATATAAATTTATCTTGGAATATATTATCTGAATCGGATAATTTTGTACCAATTGAAAACAAGAATCATTTTAGACAAATTTTCGAATGCAAAAATCCAGGAGATATAATGTTAGAAAAAACATTAGAAGATAAAATTTTAGATTTACCATCTGATCCAGAAATAATTTCTTCACCATTCTGTTACCTGGAAGGTTTAAAATTACCCTTTTATTGTTCCTCTCCATCACAACTAATAGCACCTAATTTATCGGAGGGATATCAATATGTAAAATCATCTAAAAGACCCCCTTTATCTTATTATAAAATGAATAAAATTGTGGAAGATTCCATTGAAACGAATACAGATACATATGAATTCGTAGATAATGATTATAAAATATCATGTAGTTCACCATATTATGAAAATTATTCAGATACAGGGAGATATGGAGTTATTTCTTATAGAGAAAAATATAATAAGAATTCAAACAATTTTGAATATCAAGAATGGAATGGATGTTCTAAAATAGAAAATTGTAAAGATTATGCTGATTATATCTATTCAATCCGAGGTAAATTAACTCATATAGATCCCTCTGATATCACATCTAGTCCCCAGTGTAATGGACTCGATGAATGTAGAGAAATATGTGATAAAAATATGAGTTGTAGTATTTTCAATTGTACCAACAATCTATTATATAATGGAAATACTTCAGAAACAACGTTTAATAATGAAAATAACTCAATTATAAATAATAATAAATGTTGCCAGCAAAAATCATTCACAGATATCGCGAATGACCCGAATTTTATATGCAATCCAACTCATATTAAAATAACAGATATATATCCAACTGATAGAGATTGGCCTGAGTTATATCAAGAAGTACCAGATATAACAGCGATAAATACTATTGATGAATTGAAAAATGGGAATTTATTTGAAATCAATCCTAATAAAATTCTGAAAATTCCATTATGCATTGAAACGAATGGAGAATCAACCGAACAGATTAGAGAACGTTATCATAATTTTAATGATCCCTATATAAGTATGGCTGAAAATTGTAGAATGGGGTATCCATCGGTACAAGGAGATGGAGGAAGGGTAGGAATTTATGGAAATATAACTCAGGGAGAATTTATACAATTAGCAGAATCACGGAATATTCCCTTTGACGAAGACTCAACAATACTTTTTAATGATTATTTAGAATCACCATTTAATTTATGTTATAATTCTTCTTTAAATAACGAAATAAATGGAGGAATTAATTGTGAAAGTAAAAATAAAGAAAATTGTGCGTCTCCATGTATCTACGATGAAAGAACAGATACTTGTAATTCAAGCATTCCATTATCTTCTGATAATGATGAATCTATTACTATAAATAATAAACAATATAATCCGGTTCAAATTAAATTTTCTCAGAGTTCTAATACCAATGAAACAGGGAGAAAATATTTAACAGAAAATAATTATTATACATGCGAATTAAATGATTTCAAACAATGTAATGTAAAGACAAATAAATATAAAATAGGTGAAACTTTTTATCAGACAAGTTCTTGTGAAGGAGAAATTAATCCATCTATTAATTATCCCTCTTACGAGGGTATTAATGAAGAACGTAAAGAAATTATTGAATATTCACCAATTAACACGGTTGGGGGGGGGAATCTTAATAAATTGTTAGATTGTGAAAATAATGTTACTAAATTTATACCAATTGAAAGGGAGTTACTTTCAGATGGATATAATTTCTGTGAAGATACTAATCAAGATGGATATCCCTTTAATACCTTACCGGGAGGAGAAAATTTCGTAACTTTCCCCATTAATCCACCGATAGATGAAAGTATATATAGTTGCAGTGATACTCAAAGTTATGATGAATGTTTAAAAAAACCATACTGCTATTTTGAAGATAATCAATGTAAATTATTAACACGGGCAACATGTAAACACGTTGATATGTCATCGGGTGAAGGATACGATAAGAGAAATTTAGAAAGTAAAAATATTTTAAGAGATTATAGTGTTCGAACTGATAGTTTATATAAACCGGAAATATTTACTCAATGTCAATACGAAGCAGGTAAAGGATATTTCCCACCTTCATATTATGAAAATATCAATATGAAAGAAAATATGAATTGTGAAAATAATCCCTATGTAAAAGGAAATGATGATATGAGTAATATGCGATTCGTTGATATACCCAGTCCTATTCATTTATTTGATGAACAAGGGAGAAGCAGATTATGCAGTCAGGGTTATTATTTAAAAGTAGGAGATCCAACCAATTACTATTGCGAAAAATGCCCAATATTTATTGATAATATAAATTTTGATGAAGATTTTTTACCCGATTGTCCCTTAAATAATAATTCTATGGAAATAAATAATAATAGACCATATACATTAAATACTTATTTCAATCAATCTCGTGCCAATTTACCCGATGGAGACACAACACAACAAGATTTAGACCATTATGAAAAATTAAGATATGGAGTATCTGTACCAAATAAACCAGTTAAAATGTGCAAATATGGAAAAGTATTCAACGATCAACGAGAAATTCTACCCGATTCAGAGGGTAGGACACTAAGGGGAACTTGTACAGAACCATCATGTAAGGTCCTTTCTACTGATAAAGGTGTTAAATATATTGCTACAGATATATTTGATGATTCGTGGTTTTATGGTTCCGAAGAAATGACGAAAAAATATTTCGAACCACCCGAGACAGAATTAACTACATATACAGATACTCAAGAAATAAATACTGACGTTGGATATTTTCATAATTTTTCATTCGACCAACCACGCAACCAACAGGTTATATGTTCAGGTAACAAAAATATTCTTAAAAATAAATGTTATAATAAAATAGTCGAGAATAATGAATCAGTATTACAGAGAATTCAAGCTAGTCCTGGATTAGTTATCTTAGATCCGGGGTCGGATTCCTTCAATTTAGATATTGATAAGAGCGGAGAAGTTGGTGTAGAAGATCTGTTAGACCTTTTATCAGATTTCGGAAAAGACGGTGCAAGTTCAAATTTCCAATCAGATATATCTGGAGATGATCTAACTGATATAGATGACCTCTTAAGTTTACTGGCAGGATATGGGGGATCGGATAATTTAAATGTTAATTCAAATATATTAGACCATCAACCTTTCTTACCTCCATTATTATCTTCTCCCTGTGAAGATTATATAGATGTCGGTTTATATAATAAAACCGAATGTTTGGAAAATGATCATATCTGGATTGTTTCCGAGACTCCATCACTTGAAAATAACAATAAATATTTTAGCAGCGGAAATATTGAAACCGGTAATTTTTCGACCGGTATTCGACGGATGAATAATGTTGAAAACAGTGGATATTGTATTGAACCAGATAATCCATTCAGCGATGAAATAATTCGTATTTTACTTGAAAATGATTTTAATCCCGAAATGATTATAACCGATAATAATGAAATACCTGATAAATTTAGAAGATATATCTCAGAAAATAAAAAGAATCTAAATAAATTCGTTGACGATAATTCGGAAGATTATTATAATCTACAATTGATAGAGGGATTTAATAATATAGAAGGATACGAAGATTATGAAATATATAACAGATTAGTAAATTTTTTTCATAATTATGAAAAATATGGAGATAAAAATAATTATATAGCCAGTCCATACCAAAATAGAAAATCATCCGTGTGGGGTTTAAGTTCGCCAGCAATAGTAAAATTAAATTCAAATCAAGATTATATTGAAATAACGGGTAATTATAATAGTGATTATCCAAATTGGATAGATGGATTCAACGAATGTGGATGGGAAGCGAATTTAGATAATGTTTCTTCCCCCATTAGAAAAGATATAGCGAATACATTATCACGAAAATGTAATAGATTAATGTATTTCGGAACAGAATATGATGTTTATGGAAATACAAATATAGAAACTGCACCCCATACTCCTACACCAACTACCGCAGAGACAACTGAAACACCAAAAGTGGAATTTACTACGAATGTAAATGTTAATGGACAACTCACACAAGGTGATTTAAATCAAGTTCAATCTTCTACACAGGATGCTTTACCCCCCTTAGATCAAGGGACATCTATAACAACTACAGTTACTTCGGGAGATACAGGGGCAGATGGCAATACACCCCTCACTATAAATTATATTATTACATGCCAATCGGACTGTCAGAATATCTTAGATAGTATTTCTAATGATCAAGTAATTAATCCCGATGTATCTTCTAATATAATTGCAGCAATTAATTCTTCATTTACGGATAATAAAAATGTAATAGAAATTCCATCGGATATATTGTCTACGGTCAATTCTCCCGAAACAGTCACTATAGATTTATCGGATACTAATGCTATTTTAGAAACAGAAGGAAGATTTAATGAAAATTTCCCCTATTATTCTCGTTCTAACTATTTTCAAAACTTGTCCGAACAATCTGGAGATACCGATGATATAATGCAACCATCGAATCCTGGTTATTCTAAGGTAGATGATGATTTTAATAAACTTATTAAAGGGGATACACTTCCATCATTCTGTTCAACTAAACGATATAATAATAATATTATTTGCAGTTATAATACTATTGATAATCCATCTGATATAATTTCCGGGGGAGAGATTAATTATAAACCAGAAATAACTGATAATTATTTATTTAATAACTATTATGAATGGACGCCCGAGACTGAACCAAACCGAGAATATCCAACATTAATATCAAATCATTCATTCATAACGAATCCCGGGAAAATTAAAGGATTGGCTAATATTTCTTCACCCGAGTGGGATTATCAACAGATGCTCTGGAAAGTAGATGGAGAAGGAAATCCAGATCAACCCTATAATATAATGTCTAAACCTAATCCTATTAGACCCCTTGGAATATGTCCGGGATATAAGACAATTACCGATGATAAAGGTCCTGATAATATTCAGAAAAAAAATGATAAACAATATAATACTTTTGATTCTCAGACTTTTAAATTAAATGGTCTAGATGTAGATTCATCATTTTCGTGTATCTCTAAAACATGTTATGTTAATGATTCGAATTCTATAGATTTTAAGGGGGGTATTAAAGAAGATTCGGTATCTAATTATTTTAAATCTGAAAATTGCATACCATCTCCCGGTGCATCAACGACAGATGATCAACTAATATGTGGATGTGATTTCACTAGATCATCCGAATTAGGAAGTATACCATCGGGATTATCTGATATAGATGAAGGGGAAGAAGGTGCATTTTTATCGGAAGTTTTACCTTGGCCAATTATAAGAGCACAGAGTTATCTTTCTTGTGGTGGGGGACTTAATCTTGAAGATAGTAAAGGGTATGATGTAAAAAACGATCCACAATTACCATATTTAGATCCGATCGATATAAAGGATCCAATCAATATGAATATACCAGATTATCATATTAAAGATGGAGAAGATTCAACCTGTTATGATTTAAATGTCGATATATTTAATGCGTGGTATTATAGTATTCAATTAACTGATTTACATAATAGTTTACCCGGGAATTCTTATCCGGATATATCATACAATAATAAACAATATACATATCATGAAAACCCTACAACACAAGATCAGCAAGATAACTTTGATTATAAAATTGTTTATTTTGAAAGTGTTATCTGCGCCGATTCATGGGGGGGATATTTAAAGGCGGGATTAAAGGAAAATTATTTATTTATTTCCGACGACGTAGCAATGTATCCACCAGGGAGTGAACGTGAAGAAACAGAACCATCCGAAGAATGGAAAAATAAAACTAAATTACCGAGGGGGTGGATATTTAATTATTCAGGTGAAACAGATGAAAATAGAACTGAGACAATAAAATCATGGATAATAAATAGATATAATCTAAAAAAAACATTTGAAAATAATCTTAAATTCATATCACCCACAGGTTTCTGTGGAAAATCTGACTTTAATAATAATAAATCATTAAGCGAAAAACTTAGAAATGATTATAATTCAATATGGTGGCCATTAAATGGACCCAATTTAGATTCTTTACCTGGTAACTCATATAATAACATTTCATATAATGAAATCTGGAGAAGTGGGGAAAATATTTTAACAAAAGTAGATAAATATAAAGTATACGACGAATTAATTAAAGAATATGAAAAGCATACCCCAACGGGTGATTCACCCATTGTCAACTGTGACGATGGTGACGATGATACAACTTTACCCTATAGAGATCCGAAAGAAGGTGGTTGTGATATCAGGATGACGGGGGTATTCGATGCCGAAGATGAACCATGGACCACAACTATATTAGGGGAAGAATACTGGATAAAAGATGGGGCTCCTGAAGATGGAAATTATTATTCTACGAAATCTCAAATGAATCTCGGTGACCAAATGGGAAGGATTACATTAAAAGATAGTTCTCAGACAGGTTGGAGTATTGAAGACAGTTATGCAACAGGCTATATTAAATATGCAAATGACAATAATCTTAAAGTAACTAAAGATTATACAACTAAAGGTGGTCACGAATTTCTGGAAGATCGTTTCGGTTATTATACAGAATTCCCCGATTCAGGAGATACAGCCTCAAATGAGGGAGACGATAAAAGAGACGATGATACACCTGTATATAAAAAGCAACCAGACGAATACCCATTTACGAACAATTATAAATCCGATCTCAATATACCCTATAAGACGGGTTCTAAATATTCTTGTCAAAGTCTTGATAAGAAATATGAAAAAAATGATGATCAAACAGAACAATGGAACAAATATATGAATTTAAATGAAGAAAAAGCAACAGCATTCTATAATGAATTAATACCAGAATCCTTAAGCGATCCAGATAAAATAAATGAAAATTGGACAATTAATATGAAACCATGGTTGTCTTCAGCCAATGATTCATTAAATCCTGTAATTGATCCCAGAATAAATACAATATTAAATAAACATTCACGAGAAATTAAAAATAACTATAATAATAATATAAATGCATTTGGATTGGTCGAAGAAGGACCAGACCAGAGACATATATGGTTAGAATCACAATATAATAATATTACTAGATCTTATAAAAATGATTTAGGAAAATCTAACATTTCTACAATTGTTAGATCTAGAGATAGTAGATTCGATTTCAATTGCGTGGATTTTCAGAATAATGATAAAATAAATGAACTACCTGATGATATGGTGAAATGGAAAGGAAGTCCTGATCGTGAGAAAGGCCCGAAAGGAAAATCTAAAATTAAAGGATATTCCGAAATGCCGATGTTGACAACTGCTAACCCGATAAGCGTACAGTCAAAATCTCAATCTTGGAACGAATTCGTCCCCAAGGACCCCACAGGAAAAGCGCCTGGATTTTCAGAATGGACAATTATAAATCCTGATAGCGTAAAAGAAGAAAATGATACTACATCTTTATGGAGTAGGAAAATTAATGATAAAGATAGAGCTTTTTATGGGTTAGGTAAAGATGCAGAAATAGATTTCTTATCACCTTTACCGAATATAATTGATAGCAAATATTTAGTTAGAGAAAATATCCCTGTTATGGAAACAGGAAATTATAATACAGCTGATTATTCTATCATGAAAAGTGAAAGTGATGGAAAGAACTTGCCTGATATATGGAATGAATTTCTTTTTGAAGATAAACAACCTATAAATTTCAATATTTCCGATGAAACAAGAGAGAGAAAAAAGATAAGGCAAGATTGGTTAAATTTATATCCAGAATATACAGAAGCAGGGATCGGTACAACGAATAAATGCGATAATCCAATTAGCTATAAAAGATGTAAATACAATGAAGAATGTGGAGGATTATGTATTAAAGACAGTATAGAGGATGTCCCACAACTTCATAGTTGGACCAATCCGTGGGCAACTGGTTATGCTGATTGGTATTTTTCACGGAATGATCCATATCCAACCACCATATCACGTAATCAAAACGGAGTTTTAATTGGAGACTCCGAAACT